GATAAAAACTCCAAGAATTTCGAATAATGGAACACGCTTTGCGACGAATTCAACGCTTGCTTACCTTAATTCTGCCGGAACTGTATTATATATCCGTGAAAATTTAAAGCAATCAAATATATGTGATTTTGCGTTTGCAATCGCTCACGAACTACGCCATAAATGGCAGCTTAAAAACGATAAAAGCCTTTATTTTGACGAATATAAACCCACGTCAATGCTGCCTGATCTGGAGGCATACAATTTACAACTTGCCGAAATTGACGCTAACGCTTTCGCATGTATTATGCTCTTCGACACTTTCGGGAAAATACCGACATTTCCAAGCCTTACAGACAGAGTAAGGCTTGCAATAAATATGCGCATAGATTATCTTATTGACTGCGGATATTAAGTATTTTATTTTTGAAAAACAAGTAGAGGAATCGAACCCCTAAAATTGCCAGCACTTGTTAATATTTTTCACGATAAACGCCCTGCCAGACTTTAATCCGGCAGGGTTATAATTTAATTAATATGGATATATGCTCCGCTTTGCCAAGCGATTACAACTTCTTCTTTTTCATTATCATAAATTTCATAAAAACCTTCTTCATATGTTCCAGCTTCTTTGTCTGCTTTTTCGTAACTTTCAATTGCTTTTTCAGCTTCCTTTAATGTTTCAAAATCGTCAATAACGCATCCTGTCTCGCTATCTCTTGTTGAATATCTCATATCTATACCTCCTAATAATATTATATATTTAATGTTTGAACAAACCATGTTGAGCCGTTATCGTAATTATCGCTATAGTCATTTAATACGTTCGCTAATTCTTCTAAATCGTTAGCATCTTTTATGTCCTGTTCTCTTTGTAAAACTCTTTTTTTATTGTATTCGAAATCGTCGCCCTCATAATTGTCTATAAGTTCCTTCAACTGTTCTTCTGATGTCAAAAAATAAGCCTTTGCTTCTTCCAAATTTTCAAATTCGATTTCTTTGTCATAATTGTTTTTTAATGTTTTAATTGTCATTTTTCTACCTCTTTCTACCCTGTGGGATTTAAAAAAATTTTTTCTATTAATTTAAAAATCGTGCTAATTTTTTTGATACCCCCCTATGTTTAGCGGGATATATCAAATGTATCAACCGGATGGCTGAACCGCCAACCACCGAACACATATTCTACATATTCGGGACATTCAACCCATTCTTCAGGCTGTGCTACATCTTCAAAAATGTTGACATGTTCGCCACTTTTTATATTAACTTTTTGCTGCTTTGTA